GTATAACTTTAATGAAACTAGTAAGATCTTTAATGAAGAAGGTCGTAAGTTTCAAAAACAAGGGTACTACTGTGCAGCTCCTGTAAAGACAAAAGACTTTATTGCCTACTGGAATGACCAAAAAGCAAAATGCCGTAATGGAATCATTGTAAAAGACGGTGATGAAAAGTGGTATATAAGCAGAGACTACTATATGTGGTTGAACTTCTTACCTATTTATGACAAAGAAGAGAAAAGGTTTGACTTTGCTAAGGTGAGGGATGCACAATATCACATGGCTCTATATGAGCATTTAGCTGAACTACACTGGAAACACGCTATTATTCTAAAGAAGCGTCAGATAGCCTCTTCTTATTTCCATATGGCTAAGCTTATCAACCAATATTGGTTTGAAGAAGGAGCTGTATTAAAGATAGGGGCTTCTTTAAAAGATTATATAAACGAGAAAGGCTCATGGAAGTTTCTTAATGAATATAAGAACTTCTTAAATGAACACACAGCCTGGTATCGTCCAGCTGAGCCTGACAAGGTCGGGGCATGGCAGCAACAGATTAAGGTGAGGATAGGTGGTCGTGACACTTATAAAGGTTTGAAATCCACGATCAACCTATACTCCTTTGAAAAAGACCCTACACATGGTGTCGGTGGACCTGTAACATACTTCTTTCATGAGGAAGCAGGTATCGCACCTAAGATGGATGACACGTATGGATTTATGAAGCCAGCACTTAAGTCTGGTCACATGATCACTGGTCAGTTTATTGCAGCTGGATCAGTCGGTGATCTAGATCAGTGTGAGCCAATGAAGGAATATATCCTACACCCAGAAGAGAATGGCTTCTATGGGGTAGAAAGTAGCCTTGTAGACAAGGACGGAACAATTGGTATAACTGGTCTATTTATTCCAGAACAGTGGTCTATGCCCCCTTATATTGATCAGTGGGGCAACTCTAAGGTGGAGGAAGCTTTAGAGGCTCTAGAGAAAGAATTTGAGAAGATGAAAAGGGATTTAGATCCGGCAGCTTATCAACTTACTGTATCTCAGCAACCACGTTGTATTGAAGAAGCTTTTGCTACCCGTAAAGTGAGTGTGTTCCCTCCACACTTGGTTGCTAAACAGATGCAACGTATTCAGGATAAAGAATATTCTGTAGAATACTTAGAGCTTTCTAGAAATGCTGAGGGTAAGATAGTAGACAAACCATCTAGAAAGATTCCTATCATGGAGTTTCCTATATCTAAAAAGACTGAAGACAAAGAGGGAGTGATCTGTATCTACGAAAGACCTCATAAAGATCCACCATTTGGGATGTACTATGCTTCTGTGGACCCTGTTGGAGAAGGAAAGACCACTACATCTGAATCACTATGTTCTATATACGTATATAAGAATCCAGTGGAGGTTATTAAAGATGACGGTAACGGTAGGGTTAAAAACGAGATAGAACGTGACATGATTGTAGCATCATGGTGTGGACGTTTTGATGATCTTAACAAAACCCATGAGCGTCTAGAGCTTCTTATAGAATGGTATAATGCTTGGACCGTTGTAGAAAATAACGTAGCTTTATTCATTCAGTATATGATAAGCAAGAAAAAGCAGAGATATCTTGTACCAAAAGATATGATCTTGTTCTTAAAAGACATTGGTGCCAACCGTAACGTATTCCAAGAATATGGATGGAAGAACGTGGGTACACTATTTAAGGGTACAGTATTGTCTTATGGGATTGAGTTTCTAAAAGAAGAGCTTGATCATGAGACCAAAGAGAACGGTGACATTGTAAAAACAATATACGGAGCAGAACGTATACCAGATATTATGCTTCTACGTGAGATGCAAGCTTACAGAGATGGACTAAACGTGGATAGGTTAGTAGCATTTTGTGCCCTTATAGCCTTTGCAAAGGTTCAACAAAGTAACAGAGGACTGACTAAACGTGTAGAAGTTACAAAAGAAAACTTGGATAACTCCCAGAAATTTAGTAAATTAAATTGGAGCCCCTTTAGACATATCGGTGGCTCTAAAGGTAGTACACTCGGTTCTAAAGGACACCGTAACCCCTTTAAAAATATGAAATAGATATGGAAAATCAAGAACTTCATGCTCAAAAGGTAACTATTCTTTCTAGATTGATCAAGGAAAGCTCTCTCACTCTAGAGGAAGCTTTACTTCTTTTAAAAGAAGAAGACGCTATAGAAGAGGATGTTGTACAAGAACCCAAGTATGTTCCTCAAACTGGTACAAGTACTTGGAGAACTACTCCATACACAGTTACTTATCCAACATATTTAAGTGGTACCACTATGCCTTTAACAGGATCTAATGTAACCTTTACTAATACAATTGCTGATAGTTCAGCAGACTTAAATAATTAAATATCATGCAGATATACAATGCTCTAGATCTTAAATCTGGTAAAAAGGCTGACTATAATAAGATGGGTACGCTTACGCAACCTATCCAGTTTTTACCTGAAAAGGAAAAGGACGAGGAATGGAGAGCATGGAACCTAGATTGGCTAGAGTTCCAAGGTATGAAACAGCTTAGACGTAATGCTCGTAGACTCATGAAGAACTACAAGCTAGCTAAGGGTATTATTGATAAGGCTGACTACATTGTAGAAGAGGATAATGAGATGGCAGATCTTATTGACACTTTAACAAAAGAAGATGAGTCTGCATTAGAGCTTAAGTTCTATCCTATTATTCCTAACGTAATTAACGTATTGTGTAATGAGTTTTCTAAAAGAAGCTCACGCATTATGTTTAAAGCCGTTGATGACATTTCATATAATGAAATGATGGAAGAAAAGCGTTCTATGATAGAGAAAGTCTTATTAGAGGATGCTGAGAGGAAGATGATGATTGAGATGATGAACATGGGTATTGAGCTAGAATCTGAAGAAATGCAGAAAGCTTTAGCCCCAGAAAATCTACAAAAACTTCCAGAGATTGAAGGATTTTTCCGTAAAGATTATAGATCTATGATTGAAGAGTGGGCTAGCCACCAGATGTCAGTAGATGAAGAAAGATTTAAAATGCAAGAGTTAGAAGAGCGTGGTTTTAGAGACATGCTTATTACTGACCGTGAGTTTTGGCATTTTAAAATGAATGAAGATGATTATGATGTAGAGCTATGGAATCCATTGCTTACATTCTACCATAAATCTCCAGACGTACGTTACATTTCTCAGGGTAACTGGGTAGGTAAGATGGATATGATGTCTGTATCAGACGTTATTGACAAGTATGGTTGGATGATGACTCAAGATCAATTAGAGTCTTTAGAAGCCATCTATCCTGTACGTTCAGCCGGATATGCTGTACAAGGATACCAAAATGATGGTACTTACTATGATCCTACTAAATCCCATGATTGGAATACAGAAATGCCATCATTGGGGTACAGACAATATGCTTCTCTATACGATACTAAGTTTGGTACAGGAGATATTGTAGAGTGGATTTTAGCTGACTCAGAAGATACTGTAGATTTTGGTAAGTCACACTTACTACGTGTATCTCAGATCTATTGGAAGTCTCAACGTAAGATTGGTCACTTGACTAAGATTACTGAAGAAGGAGAAGTTATTCAAGATATTATTGGTGAAAACTATAAGATCACTGATAAGCCTTTATACAACACTTCTATATACAAACAAAAGTCTAAAGATAATTTAATCTTTGGTGAACATATTGACTGGATCTGGATTAACGAAACCTGGGGTGGTATTAAGATTGGCCCTAATAGACCTGCATTCTGGGGAATGAATAACCCTGGAGGCATTAATCCTATTTACTTAGGTCTTAATGGTGGTAAACCAGGACGTATTCCATTCCAGTTTAAAGGAGACGCAACTCTTTATGGATGTAAGCTTCCAGTGGAAGGTTCTGTATTTGGTGATAGAAACACCCGCAGTATTTCATTAGTAGATCTTATGAAACCATACCAGATAGGTTACAACATTGTAAATAACCAAATAGCTGACATCCTTGTAGATGAGCTAGGTACGGTTATTATGCTGGACCAGAACTCTTTACCACGTCACTCTATGGGAGAAGACTGGGGTAAAAATAATCTGGCCAAAGCCTATGTGGCTATGAAGAACTTCCAGATGTTACCATTGGATACTTCTATTACTAATACAGAGAATGCTCTTAACTTCCAGCATTATCAAGTGCTAAACCTAGAACAAACTAACCGTTTACTTTCTCGTGTTAACTTAGCTAGTTATTTTAAGAACCAAGCTTTTGAAACCATTGGTCTTAACCCACAACGTATGGGTCAACAGATTGCTCAACAACAAACTGCTACTGGTATAGAACAAGCTATGAATGCTTCTTATGCCCAAACAGAGCAGTATTTTATTCAGCATTCTGATAACTTGATGCCACGTGTACACCAAATGCGTACAGACTTGGCTCAATACTATCATTCTAAAAAACCAAGTGTACGTCTTCAGTATATCACAGGTAAAGATGAAAAGGTTAATTTTGAGATGAACGGTACCGAGTTGTTAATGAGAGATCTAAATATTTTCTGTACTACAAAGACCAACTCTCGTTCTGTTATGGAGCAGCTTAAACAACTTGCTCTAAGTAATAATACTACTGGTGCATCTATTTATGACCTTGGTAATGTTATTAAGTCTGAGTCTATTGCAGAGTTAACAGGTGTTCTTAAAGATGCTGAAAAGAAAACTCAAGAAGCTAAGCAGTCAGAAATGCAGCAGCAACAAGAAATGCAGCAGCAGATGATTGAGTCTCAAGAACGTCAGAAACAAATGGATCTTCAGTTTAGAGCTGAGCAAGCTGATCTAGATAGACAAACTCAGCTTACTGTAGCTGAAATTAGAGCAGCTGGATATGGTGCAGGTGTAGATATTAACCAAAATCAGATGTCTGACTACCAAGATGCATTAGAAGGTATTAGAAGTGAACAACGTTATCAAGATCAAATAAACTTGAAGCGTGAGTCTGAGCTAACAAGAAAAGAACAAGGTGGTCAGAAACTTCAGATTGAACGTGAAAAAATACAGACTCAGAAAGAAATAGCGGATAAACAACTACAGATTGCTAGGGAAAATAAGAACAAGTATGATGTAGGTGGATCTGCTGGAAAAAAGAAGAAATAATTATAGCTCTATTATCCGCACCTTAGATGATATTTTTACGGTAAAAGTAAATTTTTAAGATTTAAGTTGTATATTAATTATGTAGAGATACACATAAAACCAAACAAAAAATGACTGATAATCAAACCAGTGTGCAGACTTCTGTACAACAAGTAGATCTTGATATTGATAGTTGGTTAGGAGCACCAGGTGCAGATAGCATTGTAACTCCTACAGGAACTGATGATAAGAAAGATCAAAAACCAAACATCTTTAGTCAAGGAAAGTTTGACACAAGCTTTTTAGATGATGAAGATGATAGTGATGATACGGATGATAAAGATCCAGCTGATGATAAGAAGGTTGATCCAGCAGCAGCTAAAGACTTTATTGATAACCTTGTGGATGATAACCAAGATAATGATGATGATGATCAATCTGGTAAATCTAAAGGTGGAAGACCTAAGACAGAAAAGTCTGGCTTAGTTGAGTTTCTTAAAAAACGTATTGAGTCAAAGGAAATGTTTGCCTTTGATGACTATGATGAGAACAAGCAGTCTTTAGAAGATTACTTAGGTAGTCTTGGAGAGAAAGATGTTGAGGAGCTATGGCAAGCCAACATTGATAACTTAAAACAAGAGGTTGCTGCTAAGACTCCTCAAGAGTTCTTTGAATCATTACCAGAAGAGTTGCAATATGCAGCTAAGTACGTAGCAGATGGAGGACAAGACTTAAAAGGTCTTTTCCAAGCTCTAGCTCAAGTTGAACAAGTTCGTCAACTTGATCCTACTAATGAGTATGACCAAGAAGGTATTGTAAAAAGTTATTTACAAGCTACCGGTTTTGGTTCAGAAGAGGAGATTGAAGAAGAACTTACTACTTGGAAAGATCTAGGAGTACTAGAGAAAAAAGCCAAGCAGTTCAAGCCTAAGTTGGATCAGATGCAAGAAGAGTATGTACAAGCTCAACTTGCTGAACAAGAAAGTAGAAAGATGCAACAGGAACAAGCGGCAGATGCTTACATGAAAAATGTATTTGAAGCCCTTAGACCAGCAGAGATCAACGGACTTAAGTTGGATAAAAAGACTCAAGCTCAGTTATATAGTGGACTAGTTCAACCAAACTATCCTTCTATTAGTGGAAGACCAACTAACCAGTTAGGTCATCTTTTAGAGAAGTATCAGTTTGTAGAGCCAAATTATCCACTGATTGCTGAAGCACTCTGGTTACTATCTAATCCTGAAGAATACCGTCAGAACCTTGTAAAGCAAGGGAAGAACCAAGCAGTAGAACAAACAGTAAGACAGTTAAAAACTGAACAAGCTCGTAAAAATGTTTCTACTTATCAGGAAGAAGATGAAAATAGATCTAGAAAAATTGCTAGACCTACAAACATATTTAAACGCTAATTTACATTAACTTATTTTATTATTAACCCTTTAAATTTAAAAGCCTTATGGCAACTCCAGTTTTGAACAATGGTATATTTCTACGAGATACCAGCTATCAGACTAGCTCGCACGTAGACAGCTACCACCTTTCAAACTTGCTGAAGTCAGCAGAACCTACTGATTTAGGTCCTGTGGATTTATGGGCTATGGCACAAAAAGTAGAAATGCCTTTGTACCAGATGTCTAGCTTTGGCGGTAAGAACGTTATCTCTGTAGATAACGCACGTGGTGAGTACAAGTGGCAGATTCCAGTAACGCAGGATCTTCCATACATTACAGAAGATATTGAATCAGCTAATGCCACTAAAGGTATTGATGGTCAGACCTTCAAGATTAAAATTAATAAGCGTTCTTTTGGTCATGGTGATATCATCACTTATGACAAGTACAATGGTGTTGAAATGTACATCACTGCTGACGATATTATCCCAGCTGGTGACGGTTTCATCTACACTGTACAGTTAGTAAACAACGACAATGCTAAGTATTTGGATAACAAGTACTTGAAAGTTGGTACTAAGGTGTTCCGTAAAGGTTCTGCTCGTGGTGAGTACGGTGAAAGATTCTCTGACATTGGTAACATCAACGCTGGATTCCGTGAATTC